GTATTCATTTCAACAGATTCTCCACCAAAAGGTATTGTTGCAGTATCTTTTAGTGAAAGTGCCTCAATCACAATCATATATCTTACAATAACACCACTCGTTGATGTATATGTGATTTGTATTTTATAAGTTCCAGATAACTGAAGAATTAAATAATCTGTTAGCTCCGCACTTGTCTGTTCTGTTGATGTATTCCACCCTATTTTTGTAATTGGGTCATTACAACTGGTAGGAATTCTTAAAAGTTCCCACAAAACGGTTCCAGAATCACACACAAAACTTATTTTTTCTTTTTGATTATGTGTGAATGTTGTTATTGGGTTAATAATTGGAACATTATTGATTTTTATCATTATATATCTCCCTTAAGGTTTAAAAATTGTCCAGATATATTTATGATTTAAAAACTCTCGTTGGTTTCAGTCCGAGAAAAACATATGGTTAATTATTTATTTTCGACTGCTTTTTTCTCTATTTCTTTCTGATTTATATACATCTGATAAAAGATGTCTTTTTCAAAAGGAAACATTCTCATTATTTCTTCTGATTCCCATTTTGTAAAATATTTGAAATAAAAAAAATTCTTATACATCGTTTTCAACTCACCACCAAATATTAAAAAAGTAAAGAGAAAAAATCTTCAAGTCCAATTACATTGTCTTTGCCACAATGTGAGCATTTAGGTTTTCTTTCATAAACAAGTGTTGGGGGATTATTTATAAATGCTTCTATTTCGGGAAAGAATTTCTTTGGTATATTTTCAATGAAGAAAACCAAATCATCTTTCTGGAAATCTGAAACTTTACCCATTTCATCTCCATATGCAATTGAATCAATACAATCCAATATTGCTGTAGCCATATCATCAGTAGATACAAAAGAATCTGTTGCATTATCATAACTCTTAATCAATTCTACGAAAGATGCTGTTTTAAATTCTATCGATAGTGGTTTAGGTAATTTATCGGATTGAAATTTAATTGTTTTTTTGAAGTCAGTTTTGTTAAGTTTAATTTCAACTAAATTCAATTTATAATCAAATTTTTGACCACAAGAAGAACAAGTTACTATAATTGGTATTTCATGTTCATCAGAGTTGATTTTTAAAGCCGCTAATAACCATTGAATGTCTGTAAGTGTCAAAGTTTCAATTTGTTTTGTTGTCAATGTATAATATTTGTCTTTTACCAAGTCAAATATTATATTCAAAATACCTTTTCTATCAATGCTGTTTTGAATTTGTGCCATTTTAAATTCATCACGAATGGTATATGGTTTTCCGTTTACAATATCACCCGTTGATGGGATTTTCGTTGAAAAAACAAAATCATTCATTGATGTTGCCAATTCTCTTAAATTAATCGTCATAATTTTCCTCCATTATTTCTGTTCAAAGTGTGTATATTTAAATGTTACAGTAAAAGTTGTTAAATTTTCATTTTCTGAATCCAATGATTCGTACGCTATCCCAACAGGGTAAACATCATAAAAAACAAAGGTCTTTATTGGATTGACATATAATTCCTGTTGTTCTTCTCTTTTATTTTCATCATATATGTTATTCATTTGACTAAAAACATCATCTCCGATATTTGATTCTCTAAATCTTTCATCTTCTTGTATATTTGAAAATACTTTGGCATTTAAAGGTAAATCAAATAATATTGGATAATCAAATTTTAATTTATTTTCATTTTTTATTAAAAATTTTATTAAAGCTTTAATATAATTATCTTTGAAATTTATAACAGCAAATCTATCTACTCCAGCATATCTTGCGGCTAATGTTCCAGCTAAAGCACTTGGTGATATTTTTAATATATCTTCATTATTTTTATCTGCATACCAATCTGGTGATAATTTTGATTCTGGATATAGTTTATGTGCTATTATTTTGGCTATATCAACAATACTATATGCCACTGACACATAAGCTAATGCCTCAGCCAAATAACTAAAAACTTTTGCACTATCCTCTTGTCCGAACATTGCTGGTCTTGGTGCAAACCTTGCTTCTTCTATTGCTTTTTTGAAAGCACCTTTAGATAATTCTTTATTCGGTGAGAATCCTGCTCCATCAACTTCTTTATCACTTTTACCAAAGTGTTTGTCTTTATCGACATCATTAAAAATATCCATCATATCTCTGGTTGGTTGTTTTGGTGTTGGGAGATGTTCATCAAAATAAGTATCACCCTTTCTTATAATTTCATCTAATATATCTTCCTTTGGTGGTTGTGCTTTTATTTGGGTTGGAACCACACCCGAAAAACCACCTGTGGGTGGTTTTGGTTTAGATATATTATCTCCGAAATATTCGTTTGCATCATCAATAAGCTCATCTAATAAATCATCTTCAGCATATTCTTTTTTTCCAATTAAAGTCATGGTATTAGCATTTGTTACTACTATATCATATGGTTTTAATTTATTTTTAAAATCTTCTTTGTATATTTCAAATAATTCAAAACTGGTCTCTGTTATTTCAGTCTCAAGTTGTTTAAATTTTTCAGCTTCTTCTTTTTCAAACAGTTGATTTAAATCTCTTTTCTTTTTCCATTCATCTAAATTCAATTCTTTTTCATTATAATTTTCAAAGCCATCAGCTAAAGTCATTGAAAAACTGGATGTAACACCAACCATATTTATAACATCATTTATTGGCTTTAAAACTGAGGTTATTATACCAATTATATTTTTTCTAAAACCCCCACGCAACCTATCATACTGTAAATCATTCAAATATTTAGCCAATAAATTATCTTCATTTGATTTTAAACTATCCCAATATCCATTTTTATCTAAAATAGCAAATATACCATCATTATATTCACCTTCATTTTTCTTCACAATATATTCTTTTATATCACCAACTTCAAGTCTATTACTGAATTGAAGAACTTCTAATTTTGGAATTGCATAATTGTTAAAATAATTGAGAACTGTTCCATATGTGTTATATTTATTTTTATCAACTTTATTATAGAATATATTATCAATCCAAGTCTTGAACAATTCGCTGACACAAACCCACTCCATGATTCCTTCTTTATCTTGAACATACATATCATAGAATGTAATTTTTAGAGCGTCAAAGTTTCTTCTAACACCAAATGACCATTTTGTATTTAATAATGAAATATCCTTTAATTCTAAACTCTCATCAAATCCACCTATATTTTTGGTTAAAAAAGGAATTCTTTCTTCAATATATGTTATAACATCAGGATTATATTTCTGATAATATGATTCGTCCTCTATTGGGTTTCTTGCTGTTGGCATTGAAATAGAGTTATCGTAATTTCTTGGTAAATTATTTCCATCACTTGTCTGTTTATCAAAAAACATTTTCCCTGGGAATCTGAATCTAACCTCAAAGTTACAATTAAATGGAACTCTGGAAATTGATTTTTTCAATTCCTGTATGTAGGGACTTCTCACATCATGCAATTGAATTACATTTTTTCCGTTTCTTCCTCTTATCTGACCTTTAAATTCATTGCCCATATTTTCCTACCATTTTGAGAATTTTATTTTTGCTGTTAACCCGTAAAAGGTATTTTCATTGATTATATTTAGTAATTTAATTTTTTCTATACCTTTTTTAATATAATCATTCAAATCTTTTCCCTTTGGTCGTAGATATGACGGCAATAAACAGACACCAATTTTTATATTGTTATTTCTCATGCTTTCTTTTATAATATGTTCAACTTTTTTCTTTATTTCTTTATTATAAGGTTCATTATCAAAGATTATAACCATATTTTCAACTTTCAGCTCTTCCATTTTATCAATTGTTGATTGATATGAACTCCCATTTAGAGAAACACAATTTTTAACAAACAATGAGTCTATAAAACCCTCTGTAACATACACAGTTTCATTCAAATCGATTTTTTCAAGGTTTCCTATCATTGGGTCGTCTGTTATTTTAATTGTCAAATAACGCAATTTGGCTTTCGGATTTAAACTTCGTCCCTGAATACCAATTATATCATTAGTTCTGTTCTTGATGAACCAGAATATTCTTGGGTCATAATTAAAATGTTTTTCTTCATCTATAAAATTTTCATTTGTAACATCTTTAATTAGCTGTTTCATTGGGTTGTATAGTTGATTATAGAAGTTTTCAACATAAAAAATATCATTTAATCTGCCTCTTGGTATTTTTCTATCATATATGTATTTCATAACATTGAAATCTTCGAGTTTTCGAGCTGGAATTATAATTTTTTCGTGTATTTTTTGATTTAAAAATTCTTTTATTATAGAATTATCAATTTTTTCAACAAAAAACTCTGTGTTTTGTTGTTTATTATCTTTTTTAAATGTGTGTTTGGTCTTTAGTTGGTCAAAGATATATCTTTTATATAATGCAGGGTCATATTCTTTCAAAAAATCAGTAAAAGAAAGATTTAGACCACAATTATGACATTTAAAATTATAAGATGTTTTAGTTTTTTTATTAATATAAAAATATCCTCTTTTTTTGGATTTATCTTTTTTAGAGTCACCACATATCGGGCATCTGAAGTTAAAAAGACCACTGCTAAACTCTAAACCCTCTAAACCGAAAGATTTTATTATTATTTCTTGTTCATTTAATTGACTACACATATTTTCTCACAATAAAAAACTAATTCGGTTATATTATATCACATTTTCATGAAAAAACTAACTATTCGTGGATGAAATCCAACTCCAGAGTATCATATTTGAATTTACAGGTCTCATATATTCTTGTCTTATCTCTTTTCCAACTATATGTTGTATTCTCTTTCTTTCCTTTTATTGGGATGTTATCGATTATATCATAAATCATAGACAATTCCTTATCTTCATATAAACGAATTGACCTACCGATAGTCTGTAACAATAAAATATCAGATTTTAGAGGATTTGCCATAACTATCGTTGAAACATTGGGAATATTTATACCAGTTCCCATTATAGTTACATTTGCTATCACTATTCCACCATTTTCTTTTACATATTGAATAACTTTTTTTCTTTCTTTGGGTGGAACATTACCATGAATAAAGAATACTTTTTTCATACCAGCGTCTTTCATTTTAACATATAAATCTTCGATATATTCAACTCTTTTACACATAACTATTATCGTTGATTTTTCATATGACCTGTCTTTCCATAAATTTTTAACAAATTTGACAATAAGATTTTTTCTTGGCTCATTTTCTATAATTCTTTTAAATTCTTCATCATAATCTTTAATTTCAAGTTTGGTTTGCTTAGGTTCTGAGCTTTTCCAATTCAACACAACGCTTCTAACATGAAACTCAGATAAATATCCTAAATCTATAAGCTCTCTTGTTGTACTTGCTCTAAAAGGGAATCCGAAGTTAGCCATAATTGAATATTTATAAAATCTATCGGTATATACAGTTCCAGATGTTGCCATTCTCCAACGAGAGTTAATACAATTCTCACACACATATATTAATTCATCTGCCTTTGCCTTGTGACACTCATCCACTATTAAACCGCTAAATTGTTCAAACCAATCATATGGTTTTGTGTATATAGATTGCCAAGTTGAGATTACAACAGTGTTATCAAAATTTTTATCAGTGTCTTTATGAATTTTTGATATTATTTCTGGGTTCATACCATAATCAATAAAATCATCAGCCATCTGTTCAACTAAATCAACAGAAGGAACAACAACAATGAATTTCTCACCATTTTTAAAATCATGGTCTAAAATCCATTGTATATATGTGTATATAATATTTGACTTTCCGCTTCCAGTTGGTGATTCTAATATGCAACGATTAAGTTTTAATGCCTTTGTAACAGCAAGATATTGATATTCTCTATCTGTTATCTTCTTTGTGTTATGTTTTTCTATTTCTTCCAACCATTCATCGAAATCATCAAAATCAACATCCATTATGCCAATATCATCATTTTTAAATTCATATTCTATATTATGTAGGTCTAAAAATTTAATTATTTCTGATATTAAACCAATGGGAGCAATTGCAACCTCTTTATTTCTATCTAAATATTTTACGAATCTTACTTTTCCATCCCAATTACCTTTATTCTTATATCGTGTCATATTTATTTTGTTAGGATGTTCTAATGTGAATTCAATTTGTAGTTCCTGAAGTTCAACATAGTTGGAAGACACATCGGGTTTAACTAAAAAATAAACATCATCAATTTTTTCAAAAATAAGCATATAAATCCTCATAAAAATCAAGGTATCTATATGTATTTAGTACTTTAAAAAATTATCGATTTTTCTACTTGTTGCCTTGGGTGAAAATTTCCCAATCAATGATAGTTTTGATATTCCAAGATTTTTGTTTTAGCTGTTTCTGAATTTCTTCAAAAAAAGATAGCTGTGCCCTTAGAATATTTATTTTATGTTCCTCTTCGGCTATATCAACATCGTTCTTAATAGCCATTTGTATCTGTGTCGCAGTGAGTTTTCTCTGACTTTCAAAGTTGTAGAAATGTATTGCACTGTTTGCAACTTTTTTCAATTCAATTTCGGCTTCACTTATGGCTATACTCAATTTATAACAGTGTTTGATTATCTGTGCATCGTCGTGTAAAACCCTCATTAAATCGCCCTTTAAGTCGGTCATATTAACTCTTAACATTTCATCAACTTCTTCAGAAAGTTGTTTTGGAATATCGTTGGGTTTATCCCACTTAATATTTAGATAATTCATATATAATCTCCATTAAAAAATGGGGGAGCTAAACTCCCCCAACAATACAACATCAATTAATCTTCGTCTGAGATTTCTTCAAAGTAATTTTTCAACTTCTTGTTTGTCTCTTTACTTTCTATTTTTGTTTCTTTCTTAGCAGATTCTTTTTTCTCTTCTACTTTTGTTTCAGCGGTCTGCTTCATCCTTGAATAACTTTCAGAACTTTCTTTTTGTGTTTTTTCCATTTCATTTGTTTCGCTGAGACCATTCATATCAATAGTGGCAAGAAATTTGTTGAATTTTGTTTTCAATTCAGCATATTCTTTATATGAATTTTCAGAAATAACATCATCGAGATTATAAATGGCATTCAACCAATATTCATCGTCAATATTAAGTGTTTCCAAATCTTCATCTATTGGTGCTGGTGTTGCAAAAGAGCTTCTTGTCCATGTTGGGAACTGACCATCCTTTTTTACCTTAATCTTAAAGTTTGCACCGCCATCTGGACAGTAATAGAAAAGAGGTTCTTCTGTTTTATCCTCTGGCTGAATGGCTTCTTTAAGAATGTCAAAAATTTGTTTTCCAAATTCGAAAAGGAAAACTTTACCCTCATTTTCTCTGTTTTTAGGGTCAGAAATAACAAGAATATTGCATATCCAAGATTTCTTACGATAAGTTGTGTTTTTCATAATGAAATCTTTTTCCTGTGTCTTGTTCCAATCACAGATAGGACAGTCTTTTCCAATTGTCGTTGGACATCTGTCGATAAACTTCTTACCATTTATATCCATAGAATGTTTAAACATTGGCTTAAATGGAAGGTCTTTTTCATTTTTGTTTGGGAGAAATCTGATAACAGCACTGCCAGTACCAGAATCATCACGGGTTAGAACCCAAAATCTTTCATCTTTGTAACTTCTTGAATTACTACTGTCAAAATTTTCTTTGAATTTCTCAGCATGAATTTTTGCATAATCTCTTCTTTTTCTTTCACTCATCTGTAAATCTCCTTTTTAATAAAACTGTAAAACTGTAAATCACCAAACCTTTGTGATTTGTAACTATAATATCACATAAATCCGAAAAAACCAAAACTATTTTTCAATTTTTTCTATATTATTTATTATTTTAAAAATTTTTATAATAAATATATTTTTTATAATAAGTAACAATAAGTATAATTAGTTGGCTTCGCCAACCGATGCGAAGCATCGTAACTATATTCCTTATATTTTTTATATTTATTATTATATTATATAAAAAAGAATAAAAGAAAAATATATACAGTTTCACTGTATATATAAAAAGAAAAGAGAAAAAAGAAAAGAAATAGTTTTATTTTTTATAAAAATGTGATATAATATACATGAAAACTGTTAGAGGAGTGTTTTTTATGAGAAAAAAGAAAGAAAAGATAATTGATTATGAGTTAATCAAAATGTTAAATGACTATAAAGACAGAGGATTGTCTTATATAGATGCATTAGTTGACATACAAGAGAAATATGAGGTTGATGCAGACGATTTGGTTGATGTTTTGCCAGATGAAATAATCGAAGATATAAAAATAGAGTTTGCTAACAAAAAAATGATAAGAAATAAAAAGTTAAGAGATACAGCAGATATGAAAAAAGGTATTGAAAATCTACTTGATTGGTTAAAATGAGTGCTATTCATCCGTTTGAATTATATAAAATGTTTATTTCCTTAAGAACGCATTTTAGTTCTATAAAATTTATTTATAATCATAATATAATTAATTTAAAATATGAAAATTTTTACAGAAGCAAAAATCATATTTATTATGAGAAATATGCTTCCAAACTTTCAAAAGAAGATGCCGAGAAAATTTTTATATCTAACTTTGTAAAAAATATTGATACATCAATACACATGATAACACCAACGATAAGAAATGATGTGACTAAAGAGTGGATAAATAGACTTAAAACAATTGATTCACTTTTTGAAAATGATGTTAAAAGATTATTTAAAGAATATAAAATAAAAACAACACATGATTTTTATTATAAGTTAACAGACATAGAAACGATTAATAAATCAGATAATAAAGTTTCATCAATTGATGAAATAACAAAGGCACCAACAACAGTTAATCATTTTTATACGGATTTGATATTTAATTATAGTCCTGAAGTAATAGTCGTACTTAATCATTTATACTATAAAAAATATACATTTGATTTTTTGAGAGAATGTCTTGATAAGAAAATAGAACCAAAAAAAGAATTCATTAAGCTATATAAATATAATAGATTCATTGATGTCGAAAGTTTAATTGGCAACAATAAATACGAAAAAATAAACACATTTTTTAATAACATGTGAGGATATATAATGATATTGGAAAAAATAACTTTTAGAAATATAATGTCATATGGTAATACAAACACAACATTTGAGTTTGGTGATATTTATAATTATAAGACAATTGGTATAATTGGTAAGAATGGAAATGGTAAGACAAGTATATTTGATGCCTTATTCTATGCTCTTTTCAATAAGCCATATAGAAAGATAAATTTAACAGACCTTATAAACAGGGAAAATGGGAGAGATTTATATGTTGCTGTTGAATTTAGAGCAAATGGACATCAATATAAAATAGAGCGAGGCATGTCTACGGCTTCAGCAAAATCAAAAATGATAAAAATATGGGTTGATGGTAAAGAAGAAAATTTAGATGCACACTCAAAAGATATCCAACGATATATTGAAACACAAATAATTGGTGTAAATGAAAAAATATTCAGACTTATATTCATGATTGGTTTGGGTTCTTTTACTTCTTTTTTTGAACATTCACTACCAGAAAGACGAGCCATATTAGAGTTTATCGTTGGCATAAATGTTCTTTCCGTTATGTTGAAGAAAGTTAAAAAAACCAATTCTGAAGATTCGGCAACGGTTGAAAAGTTAAAAAGTAAAATAGAACAGCACATTAAAACAAGAGAACTTTATGAAGAAAAAGTAAAAGATATTAAAAAATTACAAGAATCAACTGATTATACCGATGATATAAAAAAACTTGAAAAATTGATAAAGCAGATTAATAGTGAGATTGAAAAAATAAATGTTGAAAAATTAAAATTGGATATTCAGGCATTAAATACAGACATTGAAAAAATTGAAGAAAAAAGAGATGTTTGGATAAACGATTTAAAACAAAATAAAATATTCTTAAAACAGAATATTGATTTATTATCTTTTTTTGAAAAAAATGATGTGTGTCCTACCTGTACACAGCCAATAACAGGAGAATTCAAGGAAGATAAGATAGAAGACCTTTCTTCTGATAATACTAAATTGGAAAAAAACATTAAAAAAACACAAAAAAGTATTGAAGACGAAGAGGCTCTTAAAAAAGAAAAGGATGCTGAAATACAAAAATTAAATGAAAAAATATCAAGATTCAGAGACCTTACAAAAGACCTCAATAATAATCAGACAACACGAGAATCATTTCTTGAAAAACAAAGGATTGCAAAAGAAGATTCGACAAAAATAATAGATGAAATTGATGAAAAATTACAGGATATCAAAAAAGACATTAAGGTTCTGGCAAAGGAAGGAAAAGAATTAAGTAAGGTGTTGGATGTTAATAAGATAATCATTGAAACACTTAATGATGACGGGGTTAAGAAGTATATATATGATATCATATTGAAACAAATTAATAAGTATATAAATCATTATATAACAGAGTTCAATTTTAATGCAAAGGTTAAAATAGAGAGTGATTTGAGCGAATTCTTCTTTCATAAAATTGGTGAAAATATTCAATATGCCAGTTTTTCAAACGGTGAAAAACTGATTGTTAATTTTTCCTTTGTGTTTGGATTATTGAAATTTATTGAAGAGTTTTATGGATTTAAATCTAATTTCTTGTTTTTTGATGAAATTCTTGATACGAGTCTTGATAAAGATAATAAAACATTTTTGTTGGAGACCCTTAAGCGTTTTGATAAGAATATAATAATAATTTCACATGATTATACACTCGATAGTCTATTTAATGAGTGTTATATAGTGTCGAAGGAAGATGGTTTTTCTATTCTAACATCAACAAAAGCTTGATTTTTTGATAAATATGTGATATAATATAGGTGTTTCGTTGTTTTAGGAGATTTATATGAAAAGTGCAACTGTTACAAAATTAGGTCAGATAGACTATGTTTTATTGCGAAAATCAATGTATATTGGAAATAGTAAAACAATTGAAGAAGTAAGATGGGTTATAGAATCAGATAAAATGATATTTAAGAAAGTCCCTTATAATGAGGGATTTTTTAAAATAGTAAATGAGATAATCGATAATTCAATAGATGAGTATCTTAAAACAGATGGAAAATTCAGCACAAAAATAGATGTTTCAATTATGTCAGACGGAACAATTAAAGTAACAGATAATGGTAGGGGAATATCATCCGAAAAAGATGAAGCAACAGGAAAGTTTCAAACTGAATTAGCTTTTTGTGAAAGAGAAGCTGGTTCAAATTGGGATAGAGATGTTAGTGTTGGGATGAATGGTCTTGGATGTACCCTTACAAATTATTTATCAGAGTCTTTCGTTGTAGAGACAGGTGACGGGAAATATATAACAAAACTCACATGTAAGAATAATTGTAGACTGATTGATATTATAAGAAAGAAAAATTCCACAAGAGGAACAACTGTAGAATTTAAAATTGATATGCAACAGTTTGAGGGTTCGGAATTGTTGGATGTGATGATTATTAAGGATTTCCTATATAAAAGATTGGTAGAATTGAATACCATATATCCCAAGATAAAATTCACTTTCAATTCTGTTCCAATAACAACCACAATTTGGTCTTGTTTTGATTTCAAAGATACTTTTTCATATAAAAAAGGTGGTGTTGAATTATATGTATATTATACCAACAATACTGTATCAGATATTTCATATGTAAATGGTCTTGATACTCATCGTGGCGGAACACATCTGAAAGTTCTGAAAAATGAGCTATCAAAATATATAAAAGAAAAAGTCAACAAAAAACATAAAATAGATTTTAAGAATATATCAAGTGTTTTTAATAATTTTATGTTTGCACTGTCTATGACAGGTTTTTCAAAGCCAGAGTTTAATACCCAAACAAAAACAGAATTAATAAATTCAGAAAAAGAAATTAA